GCATCCTCTACACCGACCCGGAGCAAGGCACGTTTGAGCTCAAGCTGCTGCGCGACGACTATTGGATCGACAGCCTGCCACAGTTGGGGCCTGACGAAATTGTGCGGCTGGAACGCTTCGAACGTGCCCAGTGGGGCGAGCTGCCCAATGAACTGACCGTGGTCTACACCGACTGGCAGAACGGCGGTGATGCTGCCGTTACGGTCGAGAACCTGGCCGCCATCCAGTTGCAAGGCGGCGTGATCAATCAACGCCGCGACTACCCGGGCGTTAACTACGGGCCACTGGCTGCGCGGCTGGCATTGCGTGACTTGCGCGCCTTGGGTTCGCCCCTGGCCCGGATGAGTCTGACCGTGGCACGCGACACCCTGGAACGTGCGCCGCTACCGGGTGATGTGTTCCTGCTGAACTGGCCACGCTTGGGTGTGGATCAGATGGTGGTGCGCGTCACCGGCATCGACACCGGCACCTTGGGCGCGGCCGAGTGGCGCATCGAAGCCATGGAAGATGTGTTCGGCATGAACAACACCGTGCTGTCGCCCCCGCCACCGCACGTCGAGGAGCCGACCATTGAACCGTTGTCGCCCGCCTTGGTGCTGGCCGTCGAGGTGCCGTATTGGGAACTGGCCCGGCGCTTGTCGCGCGCAGATCTGGCCTACCTGACCGATACGGACACCTATCTCTGTGCGCTGGCCGCCGCAGGCGGTACCGGGCAACTGAACTGGCAACTGGCCACCGGTGCAACGAGCGGCGATCTCGCTGCCGTCGTGGGCGAGGACTACGCACCACTGCTCACGCTCAATGCCGTTTTGCCTGCGAGCGAGGTTGATGCCGTTGGTGTTCCGGTGACGGCCTTCAGCCAGCCGGAGAGACTGGCTGTCGGCGATTACGCCTATCTGGTGGCTGCCAATGGGGCCATTGCAGAGGCCGTTGCCGTCCTGGCCTTTGATGCTGCCAACGCGACCATCGATCTCGAACGTGGCGTGCTCGACACCACACCCCAAGCACATGCCTCGGGGACTCGTTTGATCGGTGTCGGCGAATGGCTGGCATCCGAAGGTGCGGAGCGCGCCCCGGGCGAATCGGTGTTCGTGGGCGCGATTCCTCGCACGTCGACCGATCAGGGCGATCCTGTGTTGGCTGCCAATGGGCAGCCGATGGTGCTGGCCGGTCGGCAGGCTTTGCCGTATCCACCCGGTCGTATCCGCCTCAATGGGCAGACCGAGCCTGCTGTGGTGGCCGGTGACCTCACCGTCGCGTGGGCCCATCGCGACCGCACGCAGCAGACCGCCTACCTCGTGCAGCAAGACGAGGGCGACATCGGGCCGGAACTGGGCGTGACCTACACGGTGCACATCCGCAATCGCAACGGCGTGCTGGTTCGTACTGAGATGGGGCTGCTCGGCACCGCCTACATCTGGACGGCAGCAGTGGCCGCGCTGGATGCCGGTGCGCTGGGCGACCGCATCACAGTCGAAATCAGTGCCGAACGCGATGGTTTGAGCAACTGGCAGCCGCAGGTGCGGGTCATGGATCGCGCGGGCTACGGCCTGCGCTGGGGACAGTATTGGGGAGGTGTGTGATGGAGCCGCGCATCGATGTTCATCTGCTCACCCTGAACGAGCTTGTCGAATGGCGTGAGGCCTGCATCGCCAGCCTCGAAGAAGCACCGATCAGTTTGCACGTTTTGCCCGGCATTCCGGGGCGTATCGGCGAGGCACGCGCGGCAGGCTATGCACAAGGCACGCTGCCGCTGGTGTCCTTTGTCGATCCCGACGATCTGTACGAAGCCAGTGCCTTCACACAACTGGCCGATGCGCTGGATGCCTGCCCGCAGGCAGTGATGGCCTACACCGACGAAGCACTGACCGACGAAAACGGCCAGGACATCGCCGTGCGGCGGCTGGCCTACAGCCGTTGGCAACACGCCAACAGCGCCAGCCACGTGCACGGCCTGATCGTGATGCGTCGCTCCGTCGTCGAAGCCGTGCTCAAGGAAACCACCGACCTCAACAACTTCGCCGACTGGCTGCTGACCCTGCTCGTAGCCAAGCGCGGCGGCGTGCTGTACCTGCCCATCGTTGGGCGTCATTGGCGACAACACCCGCAGCAAAGCCACCGAACCGGCGATCCGGAAGCAGTCCGGCGCATTCGCCAAGCATCGAATCTCTGGAGATAAACCATGTCATCAACCGATCCGAACCTTGGACTCAACTACGGCTGGACGCTCGGCGAGAGCGGCTGGGACACCGGCATGGATGCCAACCTCAAGCGCCTCGGCGCTGTGGTCGGCCTGTCCGTGAAAGACCGCGACCTGACCACGCCACCGGCCAGCCCCGCCAACGGCGACCGCTACATCGTGCCTGCGGCTGCCACGGGCGCGTGGGCAGGCAAAACCAACCAGATCGCGGTGCGCATTGCCGATGCCTGGGAGTACCACTCGCCCAAGATCGGCTGGCTTTGCTACATCGAGGACGAGGCCAAGCTCTCGGCCTATAAGTCCACCGCCTGGAGCGCAGGCATCGCCATCTGATTTCCCATCTTCGTACCCACCAGAAACCCGCCCAGATGTTCACGCACTGGGCGGGTTTCGCATTTCTGGAGACCGCAATGACCGAACCCGAACAACAACAGCCTGCGCACGTAGAGAACATGCTGCTTCTGCGCCGCGAGGACTTCGACGAGCTGCTGGCCCATGCCGCCGAGCGCGGTGCCGAGCGTGTGCTCGCCCATCTCGGATTAGAAAACGGCCACGCCGCACGCGACATCCGCGAACTGCGTGACCTGCTGGAAGCCTGGCGTGATGCCCGGCGCACCGCGTGGCAGACCACTGTCAAGGTCATCACCACCGGCATCCTGGCCGCGCTTCTGGTGGGGGCCGCCATCAAGTTGAAACTGATGGGAGGCCCGCAATGATCGAGACACTGCTTGGTGGCCTCCTCGGCGGGGCATTCCGTCTTGCACCTGAAATCCTCAAGTGGCTCGACCGCAAGGGCGAGCGTCGCCACGAACTGGCGATGCAGGACAAGGCGCTGGAGTTCGAGAAGCTGCGTGGAGCGCAGCGAATGTCGGAAATCGGCGCGGGAGCCGATGCTGCGTGGAACGTTGGAGCCATCGAAACCTTGCGAGAAGCCGTTCGCACTCAGGGCGAGAAAACTGGGGTGCGCTGGGCCGATGCCTTGTCGATCAGCGTGCGCCCCGTCATCACCTACTGGTTCATGGCCTTGTACTGCGCCGCCAAGACGGCCACTTTCGCGGCAGCCGTGACTGCTGGCGCAGGCTGGGGCACGGCCATTCTGCATGCATGGACGGAAGCAGATCAGGCGCTGTGGGCCGGGGTGCTCAACTTCTGGTTCCTCGGGCGCGTGTTCGACCGGGTGCGGCCGTGATCGAGGTACCCAAAGCGGCCATTGAGCTGGCCAAGCGCTTTGAGGGATTCGAGCGCAAGGTGAAACGCGGAATCGAGATCACTGCTGTTCCCTATATCTGCCCAGCAGGCTTCTGGACGATTGGGTATGGCCATCTCTGTGATCCCAAGCATCCGCCGATCACGGAGGCAGAAGCCGAGGTGTATCTGGCGCGCGACATCCAATTGGCACTCGCCGCCACACTGCGTTACTGCCCGGTGCTGGCCACCGAGCCTGAGGGGCGACTCGCCGCCATCGTGGATTTCACGTTCAACCTCGGCGCTGGGCGGTTGCAGACGTCGACGCTGCGACGGCGCGTCAATCAGCGTGACTGGGTCGCCGCTAGCCAAGAACTCCGCCGTTGGGTGTATGGCGGAGGTCGGGTGCTGCCGGGCTTACTCGCCCGCCGCGAGGCTGAAGCGCATCTTCTCTCTGCCTGACTCGCCTCTATCCTTACGCCCAAACTTCGTCCAGATTCTTTGCCGCCAGCAGTTTTTCCCGCAGCGCGTAGCGGGACGACTGCATATTGACCTCGCTGTTCTCCGGGCGCGGGATCGGGACAATCGCAGTCGCTGGCCCTTTGAACTTGATCATGTACTTCCCGGTGTCGTTGTAAGGCAGGATGGCCTCGACCTCGGCAATGTGGGTGATCGCTGCGACGGGAGCGACCTGATAGGCCGCGATGAACTTCAGCTTCGAGATGTGCTTCGCATTGATCCGAACGGCAAACCAGCAGTTCTCGTTCAGGAAGCGCTGCTTGAATCCTTCCTCGCGTGCGGGAACGACGATGGTGTCGAACTTGTCGTTCTCCGAACCAACAGGCTGCACCTGATCGCTCGGGTCTTCCTGCTTCGGCGGGGTAAAAGCATTGATGCCGAGCATCGGCAGGATCAGCAACATGTCGGCCAGGAAGGCCTGCGCGGTGGCCTTGGCTGCCGGGGCCATCGTTGGGGCCGTCGGGTTGTTCTTGTTTAGAAGAATGGCCCGGTCATGCTTCTTGGCCAGCGCAACCAACGCCGACTCCAGGTACTGGACTTCGGTTTTGCCGATCTTGTGGTTGCGGTCGAAGAAGTAGACGCCCCACACCCAACCCTCCTTGTTCGAGACGTGGTTCTTCAGGCGGTCACCTACGGGGTCGGCTTCTCCGATATAGATCGTCTCTTCGGCGGCATTCCCGACGAGGATGTAGATACCGGCTTGCGAGAACCCCGGCTCCTGCTTCAACAGATGGAAAAGCTCCTTGTTGAAGACGACGCCGTACCCTGACCAGTTCGACTTGTCGAGGTGACGAATGCCCTCTGGGTCACCAGAAGTCGCAAACAACGTAATGGAAAAAGGATGCATTGATTAACCCCAGGCTGCGCTCATCAGGGTGGCGAGATCGCGCCGCGACAAGACTTCTGTGAACTCACGCCAATCCTTGTCCGGTGGCATCATCGTGCCGGTGTAGCGCAGGTCGAAGCCTGTCGCAGTCTTCTGGGCGTTGATGTACTCGTCCAACTGCTCACCGAGTGTTTCGATGTCATCGATCCACTCGTCCTTGATGGTGTCCGGCAGCGACCCGAAGAGGTCGTAGCGGTTCTTCATCCGTTCGGACAGGCGTTCGTAGATCTTCTCGTCCACGGTCTGCTCGAACACGAGGTTAAGCATGTCCACGGTTTCGCGCCGCTGCCCGAAGCGTTTGATGCGGCCGATGCGTTGTTCAAGCCGCGTGGGGTTCCACGGCAGATCGATGTTGATAAGCGTGCCGAGGGTTTGCAGGTTCAAGCCTTCGCAGGCGGCGTCGGTCGCCACCATGACGCGGATCTGGTGCTCAGCCACCATGCGCTTGAGCGTTTCGCGCTCGACACTCACGCTGTCACCACGCTGGTAGAGGCGACTGCGGCCCGCGCCTGCGTACAGGCCCACCGCTTCCTCGGGATAGCGGGCCGCCAGCGCATCGGCCAGCCACTTAGCGGTGTCGTAGTACTGGCTGAAGATGATGACGCCCAAGTCACGCCACTGCTCTTTGTCGAGGAAGTGGACGACGGCCTCCATCTTCGGGTCGGCCTCCAGTCGCTCTAGGCGGGCGATCAGGCGTTGCAGCACCTCGCGTTCCTCGCCCGTCTCGACTTTGACGTCACCTTCCTGCTCTTCGTCTTCCTCGTGCTCGGCATCGCCTCGCAG